GTTATGATGGACTATAAGCAGCTATTACAGTCTGCTAGATATTATGTTCATTATGAAATCTCATCTAAAACACTTCATACAAGTTTTATCAAATATTGTGAGCGTTTTGATAAAAAGAAAGCTGCATTACTTAGTGTACTTCCAGAATACGAGTTTGCTAGCGCAGGTAAGAACGCTTATCTTGCTCTTAAGGGTGTTGAGCTTGAAGACACTGCTATTGAGTACTTAGAAAAAAAGTATAACGAACTATTAGCTAGAGCTGAAAAAATTGCCGAAGCTAAAGCAGCAGAGGTCAAACAAAAAGTCAACAACGGTATTGTTATTTCAATTCAACAGCGTATGCGTGAGCAAGTAACTGACCTTTGCGGTCAGTGGGACGACGCAGTTGATCAGCTTTGCTTCAGTGAGTTCGATCTAACTCAATTTGATCCGCACCATCAAATGCAAGTGTTTAATGGGGGTGTTATCAAAGCAGCACACGCTAAAATCATTAAAGATATGTACCAAAGTCAGTATGAGGAAGCAAAAGAAGTAGTTGAGTGGAAGGACGAGCAGATCAAAGAAGGCTACTCTTACATGACTGCTAAAAAGCGCAAAGAGTATCTAGCATTTTTTGAAAAGATTATGACTGCCTGCGACACTTACATTAATACCGGCAAGGCCGTGCGTAAGACTCGAGTTAAGAAAGCACCGAGCAAGGAAAAGCTAGTTGCTAAGATTAAGTACAAGGAAAGTGAGCCTAGTATCGGGCTCGCTAGTATTAATCCGCTTAGTATTATTGAATGTACCACTCTTTGGGTTTATAACACAAAGAATCGTAAGCTGGGTTGCTATGTAGCAGATTCTATGGGGCAAGTGCTAACAGTCAAAGGTGCAAGTATTGTGGGCTTTGATCCTAAAAAGAGTGTGTGCAAAACTGTGCGTAAGCCTGAAATACTCAAAGGTGCTGGAAAACTTGCAAGAACTAAAATGCAGAAGCAGTTTGATGAAATTAATGCCACAGAGACTGCTATGAACGGCCGACTAAACGAGCATATTATTCTGATTAGTACCTTCTAAAAAGATAAATACTATTATGGTACAAAATGGCATAGGATACTCAAGTAGGCAGGCTCTGATTAGAGAGCTACAGTTACGTCTAGCAGACGGCATTGTGGATGTAGAACTTGACCGAGAACATTATGATGTTGCGATTAACTTGGCATTAGCACAATATCGTCAACTAAGTTCGGGATCTGTAGAAGAAAGTTTGATTTATATTCAAACCCAGGACGGTGTTACAGAGTACACACTGCCCAACGAAGTACAAGAAGTCCGCAGACTATATCGTAGGGGTATCGGTACTAACAGCGGCGGCGGCACAAACTTTGATCCGTTTGACGTAGCATTTAACAACATGTATATGTTGCAAGCAGGCCAAATCGGCGGTCTTGCTGTGTTTGATGCGTTTGCACAATATAAAGAAACTATTGGGCGTGTGTTTGGTAGCGAATATAACTTCCTTTGGAATCGTAATACCAAAGTATTAAAACTTCTTCGCAATGTGCGTCATGCAGAAGAAGTAATGGTTGGCGTTTATAATTTTATTCCTGAAAGTATATTACTAGGCGATGTTTATGCAAGTTCGTGGCTAGGTGCTTGTGCGCTAGCTCAGGCTAAATTAATGCTAGGTGAGGCCCGTAGTAAGTATGCCAGCGGCCTTCCGGGCGCGGGCGGCGCAATACAGCTTAACGGCGCCGAGCTCAAAACAGAAGGCCAGCAAGAGTTGGAAAGACTCAAGCTTGCTATTCACAATATGGAAGAAGGCAACAGCCCTCTTGGTTTTATCATAGGTTAAAAATGATCATTGGTTTAGTTGGTTTTATTGGCAGCGGCAAAGATACCGCTGCACAAGAGTTTGTGAAACTTGGCTGTAAGAAAGATAGTTTTGCTGCCCCGTTAAAAGATGCGTGTGCTGCATTGTTCGGCTGGTCTCGAGAACTTTTAGAAGGCGACACATTAGAAAGTCGAGAGTTTCGAGAAACACCAGACATGTTCTGGACTCGAAAATTAGGCATTGATAATTTTACACCCAGACTAGCACTACAACTAGTGGGTACAGATGTGCTACGTAACCAGTTTTCACCGGATATTTGGCTCAATAGTCTAGAATATCGTATTAGAAAAAATACTTCTAGCAAGGAGTCGATTGTAATCAGCGACGCCCGATTTAAAAACGAACTTGAATTGATCAAAGATATAGGTGGCAAGATTGTGTGGGTACGCAGAGGCGAACTACCTGAATGGTATGACGTTGCTGCCAGCGCACATACCGGTAATGCAGTAAGTCGCAAGATTATGCAGACACGCTACAGAGATATTCACGAAAGCGAATGGAACTGGGTAGGATTCAAACCTGACTACACTATTTTTAACACTGGCACACTTGAAGATTTGCACCACCGTGTACTAGAAATCAACTTAGATATTAAAAAGCCTCGCTTAGTTGCAGTCTGAGGCTATTTAGCAAAAACCTTCTATTCTGTTGCACCCGGTATTCAAATAATACCGGTTTTCTTCGTTTTCGCATAAATACTTGCATAGGAAACATTAACCTATTAACGGGAGAATAACATGGCAACATTAGTTTCACCTGGTGTAAGTGTAAGCGTTACCGACGAGAGCTTTTATGCTCCAGCCGGAACAGGCACTGTACCTCTTATCGTAATTGCAACAGCGCAAGATAAGAGCACTCCAGACGGTAGTGGCACAGCAGCTTATACTACAGCAGCAACAGCAGGCAAGGTACAGTTGATTACCAGCCAAAGAGACCTGCTTACAAATTTTGGTAATCCAATTTTCAAATCAAGTGGCGGCACTCCGTTACACGGTCACGAATTAAACGAGTACGGCTTAATGGCAGCTTATAGCTTCCTAGGTATTGCAAATCGTGCGTATGTTTTACGTGCAAATGTTGACTTAGATCAGCTAACAGCAAGAACTACTGCTCCTTCGGCAGCAGCAGCTAACGGTGCTTATTGGTTAGATACGGCTAACACTGTGTTGGGCTTAAAGAGTTGGAGCGGCACTGCATGGGTACGTCAATCTGTTAAAGTACCTACCCCAAGTGATATGAGCTCACCAACAAGCATTAAACCTGCTTATGGTAGAAACGGCGAATTTGCCGCGGCCTATTTTAAAAATAATGGCGATACTGCTACTACAATTAAAGTACATCAAAAATTAGCAGGGGTTTGGTACGTAGTTGGTTCAGCCGGCTGGGACAGCGCAAGCGGTAAAGATTTTCAAACCGCACGCCATACTAGCTTACCGTCAACCAAGAGTGGCGGCGGCGCATTAGCTGAAGGCGATATACTGCTACAAGTGAATAGTCCAAATAACGGTACTAGCATCGCAGTTAAAGTATATAACACAGCCTCTGGCCAATGGGTTAGTGAAACCATTGAGCAGTACATTAATTCTGCTTCAGTTTTCGCAGTATATGGTGTTAACTTAAGCGAAGGCGACCTTTGGGCGGACTTTACTGAAGACGACGCAACAATTACGCTACGCCGCCACAATGGCAATAGTGATTTAACTGCTACGTCTAGTGCAGCACTAGGTACAACAAACGTAGCAGGCCACGCTGGTAAGATATCATTTACTATTGCAGTAAACGGCGGAACCGCAGTGCCTGTAACATTGCTTTCAAACACAGCAAATATTGCTAGTGTAGACGATATTGTAGCAGACATCAACAGCTCACTATCAAGCGCAAACGCAACAGTTAGCTTTACTTCAGGTGTACTTGCTAGCAATTTAAGTGGAAAAGTTAGTATTGTTGACACTGCGGGTCGTGATATACTATTCGCAGCAGGTAACGTTTCAGGATTTACTCCGGCTAACTTAAGCCTAACAGCAGATACGCCTTATACAAACTGGGAAGTACTAAGCTATGAAGCAAGTGCTACAGCAGTTGTAGGTGAAACAGCTAATGGTACATTGTGGTATGATAATGTAATCAGTGCAGATAACATTGATATTTTATACAATGATTCCGAAGATGGCTGGGCAACCTACACCGGAGATATCCAAGTAACAGCGTCTGAACCAACTAAGCAAAGCGATGGTTCAACTACACTAGCAACCGGCGACTTATGGATCGACGGTGGCGATTTAGAAAACTTCCCTGTAATCTATAAGTGGAGCGCAGACGATGAGTGGGTTCTCGTTGATAACACTGATCAAGTCAGCGGCGACGG